CAGATGCTCTCACCTCCGAACTTCGTGCACAACTCTTGGTCGAGCCTAGTGACAAGCTCCACCCGCTTCATGTGCGGATTCCATGCAGCTAGTTCTACGAAACCGAGGGCGCGGCTGGCATCCTTGTTTCTGTGATGGGGAAATACATGAGCGCTATAGAACGTCGGGAAACCATAAGCCCAGGACTTTGAAATGACCTGGTCGTAAACGGGCACATGCCGCCAATTACTTGGGGCATGAATCAGGGCAGCTTCGGCAAAGCGGTCGCCGTTGATGTTGGAGCTGTAGTACTCACCGGCACCCATCGCATTGACCAGTACATACTGAGAATCATTGCGTGGCTTCAACTGCCCAATATATGTAGCTACCTCGGGAAGTAACGTCGATGAAGCGACTTTCTCGAAGTAAGAATCGGCTACGCCAAAAAGAGGTACTGCGGGAGGACCAAACTCTTCGCTGCCATTGAAGAGGCTGACCTTTATCATCCGTATTCGTTCTGCGTATGTTCGACCTGCTCCACTACTTGGTCGCTGGTTCCTGGTGCGTACTTAGTCTTGGTCTGCCCAACTAGTTGCTTCTTTGGGCCTTCACTCCTCGTTCCGAGGCCTCGGCTGAAGCCTTCCATTGCCGACTCAACCATCGGATGAGGCCGCTGTTGCTTCATGGCGCCCATGGCGTCGACACCAAGCATGCCGCGGTTCTCCACTGGGGATTCCATGGCGCGCCGCATGTAAGCCCCGGCAACCATAGGCTCCCTGGTGAAGTCAGGGGCAAACGTCCGAAGAGAGGTGAACATCCGATTGAAACCAGCCGGGTCGCTATGGCTATGTTCTCTCAAATCGGGATTGGCCTCCATCATGCTGTTGAAGTCCCTGGTCTTTGTAGCAGCCAAGTAGGCCTTGTGCGCTACGCCAGCTATCCCGCCAAATGCGGCGGCACCTGCGCCCATTGCCAGGGCGGTGCCTCCTGTAGCGGCCATTTGCTTTGCAGCAGGTGCCATCTTGCCGGCAAACCCGCCTAGGTTTAGTGCCCTCTTCTCGAGCAAGAACTCATCGACTGGATTTGCCATAGTTACTGCCCTGTCATATTACGATATCGACGGTTTTGATACTCCGCTGTACCGGGCACAACGGATTTGACTGCACGCGTTGCCCCCTGCACTGCTGGTCTATCAGTGACGCTTTGCAGGGCTGCATTACCGGCAAGTCCTGCACCTACAAGTGCTGTACCCTTGGCTCCCATAGCCAGTCGAGGCGCCAATGACTTGGCACCCTCCGAGCCTACAAGCAGATGGGCCATCGGCTTGGACACCGCATCGATGCCCTTACTGGTGCCCTTTACCGCTTTTCCCAACGCCCCAAGGGCACCGCCTGCCGCCTGCTTAAGCAGGTATTCAGTGCGGTCGGCTCCACGCGCCAACTCCTCGCACGCAGCACGCGTCGAAGCCAACTTGTTCAACGTCTCCACGAATTCCGCATAGGACGTAACCAACGGGTGTTCTGGGTTGACGACACCCGCCGACGCCCGCTTCGTCAAAGACTCTCCGATGGCATCGAGGGAAGTGAACAACCGCTCCTTTTGAAAGCGCGGAGTGAGAATGTGGAAAGCCACCTTCACATACACCGGGTCCTTCGTCACCGTGGACCATGCATTCACGACGTCGCCGAGACTGGCTCCCTCCAACGAGGCCTGTTTGACCTGACTGTATAGCCGGTCTCCGGCGTCTGCATAAATGAGCTCGAGCGCATCAATTTCGGAGCTCAGCGTGTCGCGCGCGCCGGCCAACTTCTGGTTCAGCTCCATCAACGGCCGCAGCGGGTCAGCAAACACCATGGGTGCAGGGGTGCCCGTGCCAAACAGGTCCCACATCTGCTGCTCGTAATGCGCGTGCTTCGGGAGGCCCGGCATCTTGGTCAGTTTTGGTAACCCCGGCACGGGCGGGTCCGACTCGGCAGACGCCGTCTTGTCCATGCCCGCATCACCGCGCTCCGCCGAGGCGCGCTTTGCCATCGATGGAGTCATTGCGAAGTCCAAAGTCCCGCGGTCGTACACGGAGCCCCCGCCTCCATCATTCAAGTCTTGTAATACCTGCGAAGGGTCGGCAGGGCCGCAGTCGAAATGAACTACCTTGTGGCTGCCTTCCTTACGAAATTCTTGCAGGTAGGCATCGCCATTGGTGAATTCAACTACGCGCCGAACTTGCTCGGGGGACAGCCGCTCGCTACGAACATTGTTCACAATGGCCTCGTTCAATGAGGCATACTTGCCCATCACCCAGTCTGATGCAGACTTTTTGCCAAGTACCTCCAGATGCTCACCAGAAACTGGCCTGGCGTCACGTTGTTGGAGAATAGTCTGAATCGGTGCATCACTCATGACTGTGGCCTTTCTTCACGACTCTGTAAGAATTAGCACATTGAAACGGCCCATGGGAAGGCAAGACGGTCTCATCAATCATACTCAAGCAGCCAAACTGCTGGGTGTTACAAAGGGTCATCTTCGAAAAATGGCCAGCAATGGGGTCATCTTCCCGGCGCGCACCGGCGACCACTGCCATGAAACCGTCTATCGGCCCGAGGAAGTGTACGCGTTGCTCGAGTTGCGGGGACGCCGACTGCACATGCCCTCCATTGCCACAATGGCGCTCCAAGCTCAAGCACTTAGCCGCACAACAGCCAAGCGTTTAGACAGGCTTTGTCGATTCCTTGGAATAGAGAACAACCGCTTGAAGCACGATGAGGAATCCATCTTCAATCTGCACATGCAGGTACGCGAGACGCTGAGAGAAGACCTAACTACCATGCGTTCTGCTGCGCTCATTGAGTGGGCAGCCGTGTTCAACTCTTTCGATGAAGCTTACCTAGGACTGATTGAGCACTACACCTTGAACGAAAGCCCGTGGGACCTGTACCTTCAACTGGCGAACAATCTCATGCTACAACGTAGTGCTGAAGTGGACACCAACTTGGATTTCGCCTACGCCTGCCTTGACGCCGCTCGGCGGAACCTGCGGCACGTTGCCTACCACTACACGGCAGCAAAGCATGGGTATCGAGTGGCTGAAACGCTCTTCACAAAAGAAGCAGCCACCGAAGAAATCATCGCGCAGTTGTACCCGCGCGACATCAGCCCATCCTGACATATCAACCCTGGTAGGTCGGACCTGAGTAACTGGACCAAACTGGGCCAACGTTGTCGCCCTCCTTGTTCGGGGCAATTACATCCGGGCGTGGCTTCACAATCATTGAGGCCAGGAAGCAATACAGCAGCGAGTGAAAAGCGTCGTCAGTCTTACCGGCAGTATGCCCGTACTGAATCATGCGAATTCTCTCGTTGTACTCGCTAAAGATGTTCAGCATGTCCTGCCCATAAGGCTCCTTGAATTCCTGCCAACGAGGGAATTCAAATATGCCTCCACGCTTGATGGCAGCAAAAATGGCGCTCATAGCCTCTGTCCTATGTACTATCCAGCGTTGTAGCTTCGACTCCCAGCGCACCTTGGCCGAAAGTCTCGCAGCATATTGGTACTTCATTACGCGCTCTCTACCAAACCTGCGTGTGAGAAAGTCGTTGGGATAATGCCCGCCACCGTAGTCTGTCCCGATGATGCGAACGTTGTACGCCCGTAGGATTTCCTCAATCTTCTGCATTTGCCGTTCGGGCTCAGTATCCTCACCCATGAATCGGTGCATGTAAAAGACACGGAACCTGTTACCCATGTACGTGCCCAGTGTCAGCACCGTGTAGCTGTGCTCGCCTGTGTTACCCTGGTAGGAAATACATCCATTACGTTCAGTAACGATATAACCAGTGGGCACAGCACAGCAGTACACGCGCCCTTTGTACGGAACGTACTCAATCGAAGTTGATGGCGTGTTGAAGGCGTAATCACCAGCCATTGACCACAGCACCCTCCAACGAGTTTTACGATTTCCCTCAGCGGGTTTATGCAGACGAACCACCGCACGTAGGCCAAGTCGAATACAAAGCTCTTGAAAATCTTCACAGAGACCCTTTGACGTTGAATAGAGGGCGCCACCAGTACAATCCTCACGTGGGTCATCATATCCATCCCCATCCACCATCGCCCGAAACAGCACCCAAAGCTGCTCTGGGGCTAACTCCAAAAACTCCCTAGGAATACGCTTAGTGTCACACGCAGTGCCAATGTTGTCGGCATACCACTGCCAATATTGTTTACCGTAAATTGTCCAGTTCACATCCCCCGTTTTTGGATTGGGAAACGTACTGAACGGAATGCTCATACGCTCCATGCAGTGTTGCATCTTCAAGTATGTCTCATGGTTTACAGTCTCACGCTGAGACATCTTTAGACAAGAAGGTCGGTCCCCGTCAAAGCATAACCCGCCTTCTGTAATTAGGTAGCCAAGTAATTCGAGCCAATCGCCCATACTATACGTAGCATCACAGGAGCCGGAATAACCTGGGCTAACAGGCAATCCAGGAAGTACAAACGACTCACGTTTCTCTCCGACCCAATTCAATGCTCCGACAAACTTTACGTTGCCTCCACGCTTAGCTAGCTCACCTGCAGACTCAGTTACCCAACGTTCTCCCTGAGACATGCCAACACGCATACGATGCGTATGCGTCACCATCAGGTCCATTCCGCCTTTGGTTTTCAGATGCAGTAATGGTTGGTCCCAATCACGTACCGTACGTACTTTGGGAAGTACAAACGTCATTTCCCTGCTGTCAGGGTCCCACTGAGCTACCTTATCGTCATCAGTCAAATCTTTGAAGTACTTGAATCCGGTCTCCGTAAGAATCCTGGTCTCTTCATCATGGCAACCCCAATCGATACCAGCAAATATCTCCTGACCAAACCCCAGCGATTGGTACTTGTGCGCGTCCACCATGTAGACGTTGTCGCTGCAGCAAGCCCTTATCTGAGCAGTCGTAAGCGGGCGGAGCCCTGTGTCGAAAGAAACACCGAGTACCTCGTTGTAGAACTTGTTGCGGCCATAGTGGTCGTAGTTGTAAAGAAGCTCGTCCCAATCGAGCCACGGAACCATGAGCTGGGGGATGCGGTAGCCTTCGAATGGCGTATGTACTGGGTCATATTCAATGGAACACGCCCACTGTGCGTCATCTCCCATCGGGTAGATTCGCTTACCACATTTCTCGCAGATGAGATGTGCAAGCCCGATGTTCTTCTCACCAAGGATGTTCCAGTAACGACCACCCTCCCCCATGGTGCAGTCACAGGGGACTACCCATTGGTTCTGAGTTGACCGGTTAGCCCAGTAGTCCTCGATGACGTTGTCGAGGGTCTTCGGGGTACCCGAGTAGATGTAACGCTTGAGTTGCTCAGGCGAGTGGGAAAGACACTGCTCGATAACGGGAATGTTGTCAGCGAGAATGTCTTGAATCTCATCGATATCCAGCAGGTTGGCTGGTACGCCTCGAGCACGGTCAGCGTTTAGAAACGCGTTACGTAATGTAATCTTCGACCGATTGATGAACTGCTTCTCGAAAACGTTCTGCGACAACATGTGTGTCGTAAACGTCTTCAATACTGGGCTGGTCTCGATGGGCTCTTTGATACGGTCGTTTGAGAATGTCTTGGTCTGCGTAGCTGAAGGGCTCACGTAGAGCACTTTGTACGAAGGAATGAGGCAGCTATAACTGAGCGCCATGTTGCCGAGCAACGTGGACTTCTCCACCTGGCGACCGCACATCAGCAGGATGCGGCGAAACGGGGTGTCATAAATCTGGCGTAGATGCCGCCGCCCATTGAACGTGAAATTCTCGTACCCGTCCATGCCGGGCATGCGAAAAGCATACTCAGTGAAACTTGACGGAAGTACTATCGGGGGAGGTTCGCGTTCGAGGATGCTGCCTTCCTCCTCCATGAACGGGTCTGAGTATTCCTCGATTTCAGGAATCCATGACTTCCCAAGTTCAATTTGTCGTAGCTCAGCGTCGGTGAGTGGTCTACCATCTGGACCGTACTCAAGTTCTTCATCTGACGTGTAGACTTCAGCAGCAGCCATGTATCCCCCCGTCCCAACTAAAGACCCCTACGAGATGGTCGGTAACATGTGGGCGTCTTTGAAACGAGCGGCTGAAGGACATTGGGCTGATGAAGCAACCGTGAACCCAGACGGCCAAGGTTTCAAGGTCGCATTGAAGCTTGCACAGAAAATAGAACCAAGCACATGGAGCCTCGCCTCCAAGTACATACATCGCTACGCCCGCCACTCGCATTGGAAGCTGACAGAGATGTCTCGTTCTAATGGCTACGCGCAGTTTCGTATAGAGCATGCCCCGCCTAAGCCTAAGAAGAAGTGGCGTGGGCGGCGTAAACGCGGTCGAGAGCATCGTCCAGACGCTCAAAAAAAGTCAGAATGAAGTTGTCAGCATTCAACAGATTGGCAAAGCCACCCGCTCTGAAGTACCAACTGGTCATCTCCGGTACATATTGAGCGGAGATTCTTGGAAGGGTTGCCCGAAAGTACGCTTCAGCAACAGGGCTCAGTACTTCTGGGAACAAACGCTGCCAACGTAGCAAAGACTCTTCACGTACTCGATGCTTTCCGGCAACTTCAATGTATTCTTCTTTCGCAGGGAAGAAGTGCACGATGATATCGCCATCCAGAAAGGCGTACTCCGCCAAGAATGTAGTGTACTGCTCTACCTGAATGAACTTCACGACGGCATTCAGAACATTGCCAACAGCCACCGGAGCATCTTTGCCTCCTGCAGCCACTCGTTCCTGATTGAATAGCTCCGCTGTCTCTTCCGCACTATGCATGGTCATGGGTTGGGTCTACCTCGTCTTCGAACTCGCCCTCGTCATCGTCATCAACGCTCTCACCCTCTACATCTATAACTTGTGCCTTGGCGTCTGGGTGCACGTTTGTCGTATGCCGACCGGCGGACAACTGATGTAATGTAGGCACTACACTAGTTGTAGTAGCAACCCCAATCTTTCTCAAGTCCTCTCGTAGGCCCGTCTCAGGATTTACTACAAGTTCCTTGATTCGAGTCATGCCCTCGGCGATGGCGGAGAAGCCCTGGCCCATCTGTGCGCCATTTGGCCCTCCATAATTGACTGACTCCCAGGCACGATAGGCAGCAATATCCAATGTGCTTTGAACTATCTCGGCAGTTGGTATGGCCTTTGGCAGCACTCCCATATGCAATTGAGTCAACATTGAAGCCAATGGAGACGACGGTAGACGGGCAGCAACTACACGTGGGTCCCCGTGGCGCATCCGAGTCAAGGAAGGAATCTGCGCCAACTTCTCCCTGTCCCTGCTCTCTTCGAAGGCTCCCGTAAATCTCATCTCAAGCAAAGCCCGCATCTCTGCAGAATCCAGCAGGTCAACGTCCCAGAAAAAGTGACGATACAACCGCACGGTTTCCTCATCGGCCTGCGTTACTCCGAAGCGCGAACGAAGCCCATGCGCCACGACCTCCAATGGAGCGTGCGAGATAAGCAGCGTCTCTACCAGCTCACGCCAACGCGGCTTACTCAACACCTTGATGGCGCGGTTCATTGCCGGGGTAGGGTTGAATGCCTTGGCTAGCCCCTCCTTTATGAGAAACTTCTGTGAGCGAAGATGCCCTTCGTCCTCCGGATAAAACGGAGTGGGCGGACGCATCCTGTCTCGAAGCCACTGAATGTACCAGTCCCCGAGATAGTCGAGGCCCAGCTCATTGGCAGTGGCTCTAATGAATACGTTATCGTAGGTGTCGGGATGAACTACAAGGTACTTGTAATAGTTCTCAGCGGGGCTACGCCTAATCATCCTAAAAGTCTCCAGTAAAGTCGGGAATAAGAGCTAGGATGGCAAAAAACAATCGAAGCATTGATTACACCAACAACATTTACGGGGAAGTACTAATCATACGCCAGGTTGATACAAGACACTGGTGGGGCCGTTGTAGCTGCGGGGTTGAAAAGTCTTTCATCATCTCAAACCTAGTTAGCGGTAGCACAAAAACCTGTGGGCATGGACGGGTAATTCATGGGAGGTCCAAGATAGACCCTGAATACATGGTTTGGTACTGCATGGTAGACCGCTGCCACAACCCAGAAAACCCTGCCTACAAAGACTATGGAAAACGAGGAATCACCGTTTGCTCGGAATGGCGTGAAGACTACATGGCATTCTTGAACTACATGGGCAAAAGACCATCCCACTTGCATACATTAGACCGCAGGGACAATTCTGGAAGATATGAGCCAGGAAACGTGCACTGGGCAAACATGAAGGTTCAGTCAAATAACCGCCGTAGCAACCGCCTAATTACAATTCAAGGGGTCACAAAAACAGCACAGCAATGGATTGAGACGTACCCACACCTAAAAGGTGCACGTCACATCGTCAGTCAGAGACTAAAACGAAAATGGAGTGAGGAAAAAGCAATCCTCACTCCAGTTCGTGTGAAGCGCCGTTAGGCGCTTTTTAGCTACTTATCAGCCTTGGAACGCTATAACTTTGAGCCCCTCTATCACGTCTTCCAGCGCGCGAATACAACGCTCGATGGACCCTTCTGACAGCTCCCGCATGCCAAGGCGTGCCCCAATGAGCAACTCGCACAAGCGTCTCTGAGCCTCATCAAGCGTCGGCAAGTATCCGATGAAGGTGGCCAAGTTCTCGGGATTGATGAACCCCAAGCTGAGCACGGTGTCGACAGCCACTGGGTCCGCCAATGAAGCTGCCTCTTTCCACATGCGGTGCCTAAATGACGGAACTGCGCTCAAATAGTCACGTGCCTGCGTGTAAGCCTCCCCGCGCAGCTCGGAGGCCAGCTTCAACTTCCTGCCAACGCGCACCTGCTCAACCCGGCTAGCGCCGGAACAGGCCGACGCAAGTTTCTTTTGGGCATAGGCTGGCTCGGCCCCAAGACCCACCAGAACAAATAGCGCCTGAGACTGCGTCAGAAAATCCCTCGAGTCAGAAGCCAACTTCTCCACGGGCATTCCACGAAGGGAGAAGCAATCCAGTCCGCCTGCACGAACCTCCACCGTCGCCAGCTTCCTTCCCAAGCTCGCTACCTTGCCGACCTCTGCCGGCGACTCCGCCAACTCAACCTCAGCGGACTGGTCAAGGGGCATCCACTGCCACCCCTCGGGGATAATCATCATCCCGTCGACACCGACTACCGTGGCCACGTACGACTGAACGCACACCTGCGTTTGACGGCCGTCGAACGTCTCTGCCTGGAAATGAGGACTCTCCTCGCTGCCGGGCGCGCCTTGCACCGTAGCGCCCAACGTCAACGGGAGCGTCGCACACGGAATGCCTCCGTTGATGGTGATGAAACAGCCGTGCCCACTAGCTTGCTCCGCCGGCACAGTTCCAGGTGGGCTGAATTCTCCCACTGGTACGCCAGAGATGTCCGACTGCACGGCGGCGTGCTGCCCATCCGTAAACAGGGCGATTGGTAGCGCGGTCCCGTCAATGTCTAGCAAATTGGGGATAACTACACCCGTCAACATTTCACCAGCAGTGGAACTGACCTGGTACATCCCGGGGGCGGAGATGGGGCCAGCTCCAGTACCTGGTGCCGCTTCGACACCTTCCTCCGTGACTCCATCCCCTTCACCCATGGTGACTCCGCCGGACATATCAGCCGCGAGGGCAATCTTGCTACCCACGCGCCGAACTAGTTCACCACGGTCGATGCGCTCTTCCGTTGGCTCCCACGCGTGATGGCTAGCTGTCTTGACCACATAGCCATTGTCCGTGCGAAGCACCTGCACAACGCTCGGCTTCAGATGTGACATGACCGTGCTCGCCTGCTTCTCGAGCGACATGGGATTAGCTGAGCCAATCTTCTCGAGGGCGTCGTACGTCGCTGGATTCTGCAGGAAGGCAAGCTTCGTCGTCTCATCCACAAGGCTCTGCTTGAACGACAACAGGTCAGTTTCATTAGCCGTATGAAGGACTGCGTCGAGCACAGAGCCAGTCTTGGTGCGTGCAATAGACGCCTCAAGAGCAGCCATCTTCAAGAACTTCTCACGTCCATCGGCGGCAGTCTTATCCAATGGCTCTGCAGACAGGTACGCTTCGAGAGCTGAACCAATCTTGGCCTCAGCAGTCTTCCCACCCATACCTGCACCCATGGAAACACCACCGCCACCAAAGCCATAGTTCTGACGGTATGGTGGGTAGAGCTGCCCAATCATGGACTGGTCACCTGGGGTTTTGCTGGTGACGTCGAAGTTCTGCGGGCGGAACATCGCTTGACGAAGGCGCCCTTCGGTAAGAGGCAGCGCGCGCGAATCGTCCGTAATCAGCACATCGAAGGGGCACAACTTGCTGTCCTTGATGATGATGGGAATGCGCGACGTGCGAATGCCGGCGGACTCCATCTGCTCTTTAGGGGAAGTCATAGGGGCTTCCGTCTTGTTCTGCACCTCAATGTGCCCAAGACCGTAGCCACGCTCGCCGTCGACCGTCTCCATCGTTACATCAAGGTCGAAGTCGGCCAGATAGGGGACCTGCTTGTAGACCTCCTGCAGCACTGCATCCGGCCACTTGTTGGGGTCTTCTGGGAGCGTTGTCTCCGCAGCGGTCTTAGAGAATTCAACTTGCGGGACGAGGTAGAGGGGCTGGGTCATGCGCTGTCTCCTACGAGGTCTTCAGAATACCGCCCAAAGCGGCAAAAACTACAGGGTCTTCGGTGAGGATGAGTATGCCACTGACTGGAACACCGGGGCCGATGGGGTGTGACCCTCCGATACCCGCTGCAAATAATGCGGCAATCTCGTTACCGGTGAAGCTCAATGTATCACCCGTAAACGAGAGTAGCTGCACCGGACCTGCTGATAGTGCCGCCGAAATCTGTGCCACATAACGAAGAGCCGGTATCTTCACGGCGGCCCCAGCGGCAAGCATGGCCTTGATGCCGCCCACTTTCAGGGCAAGCGTGCCGCTGAGCGAGGCCATCGCGGCTATTTGCGCACCAATCTGCAAAGACACCGTGGGCAACCCAAACGACAGGGCCACAGCAAGCGCGGCCTGCAGCGAGGCAAACGCGGCAATGGTGGCTCGAATGGCAGCCAGCGGGTCGCTGATGCTGAGGCTCAACTGCAGCTGAGCCGAGATGGCGGCGGCGAACTGCACCTGAATATCCGCCAAGAATGGCCCGAGTCCAAATTGTCCAGTCAAGAATAGGTCGAGCTGCAACAACAGGGGGTTCAAAAGTCCAACGCCTGCCAGCAGCGCAATGTTGACCTCCCCCAACGTGAAGCTGCCTACTTCATTTAGCGGCATGGCTATCCATTACCTAGCAAAGTTGGGTCACCGCTCGTCACAGTACCCGCTATTGTCAGGAAAGTTGGAATGGTTGATATAGGGAACTGGCCTGGTCCAGGTGTGCCCATAAGTAACGTAGGCGGCAGCACACTTATCACTGCGGAGCCAACTGTGGCCATCGGTTTGTTGCCTCCATTGAGACGGATGGTGGGAGCGGTCAGCTCGAGAGTCCCTCCTACGGTGACCTTCGCGCTCTTGGCCACATTCAGCGAGAACGTGTTGTCCGCAAAAATCTCCATCACATCTTTCACACGCAACCGCAGCTTCTTACGGCACAGTACACCGAGATTCCCATCTATCCTTGCGAATGTGTTTCCTCCGCGGTCAAAAGTAAAACGTAGCTTGATGAGGTTCCCGGTTCCTGGAAGCAATGAGCCATCTTCCCCATTGAATCCGTTCCGAGCCAATGCCAGTTCATAGACAACGGGCTCAGTCGCACCAAGACCCGTTGCCTGCTGGTCAATGATTCCATCGCTGTCAGTTTCCGGAACAGGGTCATGCACGCGGCCTGCTCCAACACGAATATCGGCGTACTTGTCGTTCGCATACACGCGCAACGTCTGCTTGAACTCAGTAGGTAGGTTTGTAATACCCTCGCCTTCCTGAATACCCCATTTGATTGAGCCACCCGCTGTATGCATCGCGTAGTTCTCTGCAAAATCCATTATCAGATTGTTGAGAGGCACATAGATGCGCTGAGCTAACTCATTACTACCGATTTGAAGTACGCCACCTCGATGAAGCACGATGAAGTTTCCATCACGCCCACGCACAAACATGTCGCCGGGCTTACCGATGGGTCTTCCGCCCGCAAAACTTGCCGCTGTAGGAGCTTGGTTCTCACTCCCGTGGCTTGTAGTACCACCGGGGGCCTCCGTGGCGTCCCCGGACATGGGCACCGTCTCATGCGTCATTACAAAGGCCAAAACAAAAGGGGGAGAGCTATCCCCAGGCCAGCAAACAGCACACTTGGCCCCGACATCTGGAATGGCAGTGAAACCGTCACCTCGATTGGCGTGCACATAGGGAGAACCGACAGGTATCTGCAACATGCGCTGTTGGTCGAATTGGCTAAATACATCGACCGTATAGTTCACGAGGTCCACGTTGACCACGCGACCCATCAAGATATCGGTCTTACCTAAGCCGGCTGGCGCCGTCATGCTTGAGCGAAACTCTGTCCGCTGCTCGCGCACTCCACGCGCTCCACCCGACACGCCTTGCCGAACAGGTGCCATCAGTACGCGTGCCTCGGTACATCATGCAGATGGGCCAGAGACAGCCGGTTCTTAGCGTGCTCCTGGTTCAACCCAAACTCCGCACCATAAGCCATCCCTGGTATCGGGTGGAGGCTATGGATGTCAGACCTGCCACCTGTGGCGGCCGATTCAAGCAGCGTATTGTGCAGTCGAACGTGCTGCATCTTGGCCATCCAATCTTCTTGAACGGACAAGGGCATCATGTCCACCCCCTTCAGCACTGGCTCATGCTCGATGGGGCGCTTGCCTGATTGAACCAGTTCTCTATTGATGGCGCTAATCTTTGACGTTGGATGAAACTCCCCACGAAGAACGCCCTCATAGTCACCGGGCTCCTTGATTTTCGTGAGGTTGCTCATCGCCTTTACGACCGTCTCAATGTGCTGGCGCTTGATACCTTCATCCTTGTACAACTTGTGGACTTCATCCGCCATGTAATTCTGTACGGACTCCATGTTCCCAGTAGCCTTGTAAAGGTCATGCGGATTCACTACGGTACGGCTAGGGTCGCTGAGCAGTTGTCCCCGCTCAATCTTGGCTCCTACATGTGGAGGAGCCCATTGAGAGGGGACTTCATCACCTACCGGTCGCCACAACGGGGCACCACTGGCATCCTTACCCACATGGTGCTTCTTGCCGCCCACATAGACGTTGACCCCTGTGGCGTCTTTGTCGACGCGTTCAACCACGCCTGCCCTCATAGCCAATGTAGCTGAGTCCTTTACATTCTTGGGTAGCTTCATGAGCTGAGAGAACCGGTCAAAGCCGCCGAGCACCTTTGAGTTGCCACCTGTAGATACAGAACCACCTGTATGAAATACCTTCATGGTGAGTTGCACAGCGCGCTCTCCCAAGGACTGTGCGGCTACAACGCCAACGTTCTCGCCAATGTCATGCAGCTGCCCATGCGCTGAAATGCCCATGCACTTCTGGCATACTCCCTTGGCATGTTCGCACTTCAAGGGACTACGAACTTCAATCTTCGCGTTGCGGTCCGCCGCACGCATCTTCGACACAATGTCAGGCGTAAGTAATGTACCCGCCGGCACAGTCATTCCCTTTGAGCTGAACTCCTTTTGAAGGAAGCGGTCATGTACATCGCTATCAGTAATGGGCAACGAGATACCGCGAGTTGTACCGCAGTCATGCCCAGTCACCACCATGTCCATGGTATTGGCCATGAGGAGCTTCGACAAGTAGCCAGGCTCACGCACCTCTTGTACTTTCATCACAGCACCGTGCCTGGCTCCGTGCATCTGCGTCCAATACTCACCAGTGTCGAGGCCTTCAGAATAGCTCTTGGTAATAGGCGTAGGTATCGTTTTACCGGCGGCGTCCTTCACCAACATGGGGGCCAGCGTAAGCTGCTTGTACTGGTCCCATCCGGGTTTGACTCCTGCCAAATGCATCATCATCAAGTTGCTGGGGTCGTCCGTCGCCTTTTCAAGATGGCGCTTCTTCAACTCTGTTGAGGCATCCGTCCAAACTTTTATGGCGTCTCGGTCAGCTTTAGCCTGACTGTTGTGCGTGTTGGCACGAATAGCAGCAACTTCTTTCCTGGCAGGACCTAATACACGCTCCCTTGTAGCAATGTCAGGAGTAAAATCGGACAAAGCCAGCGTATGCACACCCACCGGAATGTACACCCGCTGCGCTGGGTCCAATCTATCAGCGCCAACAAAGCCGCTGTGCTCCACAGTAACCACTCCACTAGCTGCGCCATTACCAATGTCCTTCAATTTGTCAGCCACGGCGCCGTACTCACCGCTATGGCTATGCACAACCTGAGTCAGTAAGGCGTCGAGACCCTTGCCGTTGAGCCGCGTGTGCAAGTCTTCCAGCATCTTCTTTTGCATGGGCTCGGGCAGCGCAGCTGCCATGAGGATACGACCAGGTGTGGTTACCTGAGTGCCGATTCTGACCTTACTCGTAACGGAAATCTTGCCCTTCTGTACAGCGGTCAAAGCATCTGCTGGATGCTTCATGTCATGCACCTTGCCACCTTCATCGACTCTTGAAAGCTTGTAAAGGCCCAATGCTGACTCCAACGTAGGCTGATACATCACGCGACCAGAGGCCTCACTAAACAAGTTGTTCGAAGGGAACATCTTCTTAGCTTCTGCCACTGCCTCATCACTGATGGGGACAAAGACACTCATCGTGTCACCGTCAAAGTCCGCATTGTAGCCGCCAGTTACTAACGGGTGAATCTTGATGGCATTGCCTTCTACAACCCTAGGCCTAAACGCCTGCACGCTGTACTTGTGCAGAGCTGGGTCTCTCTTTAGCATCACAGGACGCTCAGAAAGAACCTGCTGCAGCGCGCGCTGTGCCTGCGGAGAATTCTTAGACACCAAGCGCTGGGCTTCAATAACTGTGCTCGCCACACCGGACTTCTTCAATTGTCCAACTACGAAGGGGGCGAACAACTTCATCGCGTGCTCGGCGGGAAGCCCTACCTCATCAAGCGACAATGAGGGCTCAGGGACGATGGTCGAGCGCATGCTCATATCCTGCTTACGACTGATGAGTGTGCTCTGGAAGTAACCCGTCTTTGGCTGGGCTCCTTGAATCTGATGAATCAAACCCTTGTGCTCGGCATCCGCATAAGGAATGCCAACGCCCATGATGGCCTTTACCCCATCGTATAGGTTCTTTCGAAGCTCAGTTTTATTCTCATCGGTCAAGTTGGCCGTGAGCACTGGGTCCTTCATCTGGTCATTGTTTTGGGCGAACTGAGAATACAGCTCATTGATATCCGCGTACTTGAAGTTCCCGTCGGGCATCGTTGTGATGGGGCGCATCGCAGGAGGTATCACCGGCAAGTTATGCAAAATGTAGGCGTCGGCCGGCGTCATACCGGCTTCCTTCAACGCCTGCAGGCGCTTCACTTTCTTCAGCACCTTGTCCACCTTCGTGGCTGAAGTCGAATTGAGCTCCTTCTTCGCAGCGGTCAGCTCTGCGGTTACATCGATTCGAGAAAGAAGCTGCTTGATGGCGGCACCACCAGTAACCCCTTTGCCCAACGGAACGTGCTGGTCATGCTTGTCCAAGGCACGGGTGCCCTGCACAAGTCCGTTGTAGTCATCAGCGCTCAACCCTGTGAGAGCGCGAATCGAACCCTCAAACACTGGATTAGGCACAGGCTCAGCCAATTCAATACGGCTCCACTTCTTTCCACCATGGCCGCCCGTCAACTTCTCGTCGAACAACCCACCTGGCTTTGGCCGCGGGTCTCCGCTCTTCGGGTCCGGCTTGGCATAAAGAAGCTCAGCCGGCTTCGGCAGCACCCGGTCCCCCGTCATCTCCTTGATTTTGGCGTCAGTCAACGGGCTCAAGATGAATTGATGCCCTTGCTTCTCTACGTTGATGCCAGCACCCTTGAGCATGTCTGTGAACTTCTTGAAGGCAAAGGTAGGCTTTGGCGTAGGTAATGCGTCACCCTGCTGGATGGCATCCCACACATCGTGATGCTGGCTCTGCCATTGCTTTTGGGGGCTGACGTTGGGGTCTGGTCCTTCACTCTTCCAGGTCTGCATCTCCCGGATATTCGCGCGTGCACCGTGCGCCAATAGGGCATAAAGCCCTAGGGGGTCCATGGACTGGCCTCCCGAATGCCCGCCTCCGGAGGGCTGCAGGTTGGTGTCGTACTTCACAGGCTCGCTACCAGGGAGGTTCAAGCCTGAGCGCACCGACACTTTCTTATCGACCTGATGATGCAGCTTTATCATGTGCTGGTACCCCACCAGGGCATCGCCAAGATGCTGCTTCGTTGTGGGGTCGTACAGCGCTTCAGTGTCGCTGATGCCGTGCTCTTTCAGCAGCCGCTGCACGTTAGCTAGCTGGTTGGTCCCATCGAAGTTACTAACGATGTAGGGCTTCCCAGTCTTCTTGGCAATCTTGCTGGCGGCTGTCTCAAGTACCTGCCCGACGTTCATACGCCCAGGAACCCCAGATGGATTCAACGCAACTTCAATGTGCTTACCATCGGGCGTGTGAGGCATATCATGGTCAGCCACAACTTTAGTAACAATGCCTTTGTTACCGTAGCGTCCAGCAATCTTGTCGCCCACCTGCATAGGCTCAACTGCTTTGACGTGAACTACAATCTCATTACCTTTCTTGAATGAGCTAACAACCTCGCCAGCTCCTTCACCTTCCCACGTCAACGATTGGTCAGCGTATTGCCCTCCCAGACTTTTTCGAATAGCGGACAAACCCACCCTATCGTGCACGTTGGACTTCTTCATAGCGAGTACAAGCGGGTCCCCAGGGAACACCTTTGTACCAACTCTTACTAAGCCATCGTCACCAATAGTACCTACCTGCTCCTTGTTGTAGCGACCTACGTGCTGTGTCAGGTAGCGGCCCTTGGCAAGCACGGTCTCTTCATCGACAGGAAGATTGTGCTTGTACAAATGAACGCTGCTCAATTTCTTGGCGGCACTCTCGCTAACTACTACGCCATCCTCGAAGTTGTAGCCCTTGTATGGAATGTAGCCAACTCGCAGGTTTGTACCGAGGGCGATGGTGCCATTCTTGGAGAAGTTCGTATCCGCGATAGTCTGCTCTCGACGTACCCTATCCCCCAGCTTCACTAATGCCGTTGAATCGAGCACCGACTTCGCATCATTGAGCGGATAGTTCCTGTAAATCTGAACCTCATGGTCTGCTCCATGCTTGTCAGTGATGATAATGGCGTCGTGCTTTACCGCCTTCACAGTCCCATCCACGGGGGATTGGTGCGACGCCTGAGAACCAATGACTTCTTCGAATGTCCTAGCCCCTACCCAGTCACGTCCAGTACCCACCTGAACTAACGGGGCTTCCCTGTGCTCCAATGAAATAGCCTGCTCCATGTGCCTAGTAGCCATGGAGGCACGCCCTCCTGACGTATTATTGATGAACGGAATGAGATTACTAGTTACATTGAAGAACTGGGACGGATGCCGCATCACATAGTCAGCATCCTTCAAATGCCCCTCGGTGATTTCATTCCCAGGTGCTGACCACTTCACAGCTGTGGTCTTCGCCGTAGGCTTGTCATCCTTCCACTCAACCTGGTCTGGCAGCACGACACGCGAACGCAAGAACTTGGCGGGCCCTATGTACTCCATCTGCCCGGTCTTCACATTGTACAAAGGAACCTGCGGCTCATTGCCGACTTTGCGCACACCAAGTGGCATGCGAAGCGTTACCCCAGTCTTACTCCCTTCAGGTGTATGAATCGGGTCTAGAAAGCACATGTGAGATGGATTGACGAACTTCACCTCATCGAGGATTGTATTCTCAGATTGAATCCCCCCGGGGCCCATCACCGTCGTTTGCTGTGCAGCGGATACCATCTCCACAGGGTTCACCTGCTTTGCCACCTGCGCCGCAGAGTTCTTGTGGAAGGTCTCACGTACTGGTTTATTGAAGAACTCAGGACGAACTATTTCGCGCGGGTTGCTTGAAGTGTTGACCTTACGCAGCATCTTCATTCGAATGGTAGGTGCGGCAGCTACAATCTTGTCGTGCGAGAAATCCCCTACGCTACGTAGGTCTTTGAACATCAAAGAATCACGGTCATCCATCGGGGCGCCACCATGCACATCCAACATGCGCTTAGTCGCGCGCACCAAGACGTCGCCGTCAACATGGTCTACAGCCCGGCCTAAGGTAACAACGGTTGACTCTGGCCGCATGTCGAACTGGTCAAAGTGCTGAGCTACGTTGGCCACTGCTGCCGCATGAGATGGTGCTTCAACTCGTCGTGTAGTTTTGTAAAACCTGGCTAAAGCGCCGGCCGTATCGCGGGCACCCTTGTTTGCAGCCAGTACATCCTTACCCCAGGTCTTTTCTAAATCCTCATCATGAACACCCAGTGTCGACAGCAGCGGGTACAACGGGATGCGCGCCTTTGTACCGAACTCAACCTTGAACTCCTTTGATACATCGTCAAATGTAACGTCGAAGTTAGGCTTCTTACTCGATTGAAAGGCAGTCTCAATCTCGCCTGTCTGCTTTCGTCGAGTATAGGCACCCGGTTTCAACTGCCACTGATTATCAACTTGATACTCCTGCCCGTTGACGATTTGGCTATGACGACGCGTGACTTTAGGCAGCTCAGCAATACGCGTCTTCGCGCGTATCTCACGGCCAGTCTGCTTGTCCCGTAAAACCAGGTGGGCAATCACCGGAACACCCCACGTTTGGCCGTTCACCTTGGCCTGATGCTGCCCGCGCAGGTCATCTGGGTTTAGGTTGTCCTGCACTTCCAAGTGCTCGAGCGAAAGGACCTGTGTCCTCCCATCCACTGGGAACTGTTTCCCAATGGCCTCCAGCGTCCGGTCTCGATAGTTGTTGAAGGCTTCAGCAGGGTCCAAGTACGACATGCGCTCTCCGAAGTATAACCGGCCTGGGGTACCAAGTGGCCTGGAATATCGCAACTACCACACTTTTGCCGAGATAAGAGCTTTGAACAAAGGAATCACGGCGTGCAAAGCAACGATACACCCTCTAAAGGCAATGAAACACCCAGCCCGCCTACAACAACGGGCAAAGCATACGAGCAGCTTGTAGAAAGCCTTTACCTAGGAAGAACACAATCGATCGAGGAGACGGGTCAATGCTCACATCCGACAAAGAAAAATTAGAAGATTATGGCAACCGTCTGCTGGCAGTAGGTGAGCCACAGCTGGAGTCAGCCGAGGCCAAGTTGGCACTCGAGAAATTCACTGACGACCTGGCAGAGATGGTGGTTGGTCAGTTACAACCGTTTGACCGCTGAAAAAAGCAAAGACACGGAATAAGAATTACGTGAAAGTACTAATCATCTGGGCGTTCATCGCGGGCCTTCTCAATGGAATCCTGATGAGACTACATGACTTCTGTCTGGAGATGGAGGCTATAGATGCTGGTCAATCCTTCGGCTGCTAGCAGTGAGCTACTAACTACACTGCCAGGAACGAACATCCTTGGAGAGACATTCGGAATAATCGGGGCCAGCTTTCGCGACCCTACAAACATCATTCGAGAATGGACAGTACAATCGTTGTACTCCCCAGTGCACGGACGAGCACTCGGGGGAATTAGAGCAAAGGTAGTAGACCAAAAAGACTTCATCAGTTTTGTAAACCAAAGGGATTTAGAGGTTCTGCTTGAGCTTGGCTACCCAGGAGCCTACTGCAAATGGCTAGACCAGGACTATGTAGAACCCGGGGAACCAGGCTGGTTCGGGCTTTGCGTAGACAGTAACGACCTAATCGATGACCTATACGACCGAGAGATGGAAGCCAGGGCACAATTCCCTGAAGACTATGTGCTTCCGGAAGGGTTGAACTTCGAGCGACGCGTCCACGATGGAGAAGACAACGACTACATAGAAACCATGCTGTTGCTGTGGGACTTTGACCCAGTGTCTGGGATGGGGCCCGATACACGACTAGAGACAGTCGGGCGTCGTTGGCAAAGCATTGAACGTACATCTGGAAGGGAGCGCGACAGATTATGGATACGTCTCTAGCTGACTTCCCTTTCGAAGAGGAAGAAGACACCGAAGAAGAAGAAGATGAGTCACTCGAGCCCACCGGTTGCTATTGCGGGCAATGCTCGAACGAATTGGAGATGGTGGAAGAAGTCTTCCTGCTGCGGGTAGTACAGCCCTACATGGTAGACGGGAAACTACAACATAACGATGTGCTCACTCATGAAGGTGAGTTCAAGTATGAA